AATCCAGATTTAGTTTGCCCATTAGCATTTCTATTAGCAGGGTTAGAGTCTTCGTATAGCTGTTTAAAGTTACCGCCTCCCTTTTCTAATGCATTCGATGTAGAACCCATCAGACACTTACCAACGATTCTACTACCCAATCTAAGACACGTCTTTGTTACTCGCCAGTTGTTAAGGATGCTTTCTGGTTTTTCCCACTTACCACTCTCATCATGTATAAGTCTAAGTAGTTTTTCTCCATCGTAGCTGTTGTCAGAAGTGTTCTTCCAATCAATGACAGTATCTAATCCGTCTAGGTCCATGTCTTGAGTCTCGTCCATGTTCTTGCGGGTAATCTTTGCTGCTGGCACCCTATATGCTAGTTCCGTCTTAGGTTTGTCCATACCATCTTGTATAGGCTTAAAAAAGAACGGGTAGTTGTTAGAGATAGGCACGACCTTGTCTGTAAACATTTTCTTGGCATCTGCTCCTGTTTTAGAAAGTATCCCAACCCTAGCATCCCTGGTGATAGTAGCAGTGTTGACTGCCTCTGCTGAACTCATAAACGAAAACCCTGAACGACGGTTCTTGAGGTAACACATTCCAAAGGAACGCTTGTCAGCAACACACGCCTCCCAATATATAAAGAACACTCTATTGGATTCTCGAAACTCGGGTTTGCCTACGTCTATTTTGGTCCACTGCAAGTACATATAGTGAGTGCCGGTTATATAGGTCTTAACACCTTTATTTGTAAACCAATGCCCATAGTCACGACGGTCATACTCTTGCTCAATGTACCCCACCCATTTACCTTTAAATATATTGTCTCGCTTATTCCAATCAAATATGGTTTTTATTCTGTTGAGTTCTCGTGGGTATTCCGAAGGCTGCCACCGGTTCTCTCCTTTGTTTACTTGGCTTGGTGTTTTAGGTATGCCTATCTTTAAAGAGTTTATCTCATACACGTCACCAAGTGTGCCGTCTCTAGATATTATTACTATATCATACTTAGGGTCATAGCCATACTTCCAGCTCTTGGCTTTGTTTTTATTGACCATTACCGTTTTAGGTATCTTAGGGTCTACTATATCGTATAAGCCATACTCCATACTACTTAGACCTTCTCTCAGCAAACCCTTGAGTAGAGTTGTTATTATTAAATATTTCGGTACCCTCTAATATAGCCTTCTCCTCTTCTATGCGCTTGAGTATTTCAAAGGCGTCGAAGATAGCCAACTTCTTACTGGCGGCAGCGTTCTTGAGTCTGTCAGCAGCTAGTTCGTCTTCAGGGTCAAACTTTATAATCTTTTCCTTGGCAACATTTATTAAGTGCTTGACAGCTTCTTCGCCTGCCTCAATAATGCTGACTTTTAATTTAGTTACGTTGAGATCTTTATACATATATTTTTTGTGAACATCCGATACAAGACCTCTCCTTCTATAGTAAATGGATATTCAGAGTGAGGCTGAAAGCCAATAATATCACCCGGCTCAACACCCAACTCCTCTAGCTGGGCATTTGAATATACGACTTCTCCCACTAAATGTAAGTGGTTGTTGTTCTCAATATTCATGTTAAAGATGTCAGCGTCTAAGTTCTCCAAGGGTCTGACAAAGCAATACCTTGAATGCGTGTGCCACTTGCCATCTTTTTTGTACAAGAAAAACTGATCAGGCTCAACCATGAATAAATCGTTTCTGAAATGACATGGGCCGGACTTCTCTCTTCCTTTCATGTCGTAGTATTTCTTGAATACATTGTGATGCACTAATAGTGTGTCGCCCGCCTCAATAGGTCCATCATACATTATTGGTGTGGATATAACCTCTGCGTATCTATTAGAGACTGTGTGGTCCTCTTGGGATGATGAAGTGATGAACTCTACATCTCCATATTTTGATACATTATCATACCGCCTACCACCTGCAGGTTTAACCAAGAATTGATTTGGGCAACGCATATTAGTATATGTCAATGTTGTATTCTATAGAGTACGGCATATTCTCATTAAAAGACTTCCACAACTTTATTGTTTTGTCTTCATTCTGAATCCATATCTTTATGCCACCTACACTTAGCTGTTGGATAAGATGTATCTTAGCCTTGCCGCCTAAAACCGGCTGATGCAATATGTAGTGCATCGAGTTGGACTTATAGTCCGCCCCTATAGAAATCTTTCTGATTAGTGACATCTTACTCCTCTACAGAAAGTACAGGCTCTTGCTTAGGAGCGTACTTCTCATTGATAGTGCCATTAAACTCACGTATCTCGTTGTCTAAAGCTAAATGCTCTTGGATGATAGCATCCTTTTGACGAGTAAGTCGTGCAATAGCTGCCTCAACGTCTCCTAGTCCTAAGATGTTGTTTTGTAATCTTTGTGCTAAAACTTGTCTTTTAGCTTCTTCCTCTTCTGATAACTTAATGTCGTTTGCCATTTTGATTTGATTTTATTTAATTAATGATTTATTTTTTTACACCCATGTAGATATCGCCACCCTTCTCCACTTGTTGGTGTCCACGCAAATGTAAAGGTGTGTCTCATCCACTGCAATCATGCCTTTTGTTCCTGTAGTTGTAATAGTGGCTGGAACAGCATTAGCATTTGTAAAGGTAAGGATAGACCCTACAGTAAAGTTTTTGGTAGCATCTGTTGGTGTACCATCAGCATCGGAGCCTATCAGTTTATCCGTTAATGCTGGCGTTGAAGTTGCATATGTGCTTATTTTTGCCATAAGTTCTTTTTTATCTGTTGATAGATGTCTTTGCCTAACATACCAACTACACCACCTATAAGCCCTAATATTACTACCTTTCCAACCTCAGCACCTGTAACTACGCCTGATAGCATCGTCATGGTATTACCTCCTATGAAACCTATAATTCTGTCATGTATGTCACCCATTGTCATCTCTACTTTTTCTCTTCGGCACTTGTAGAAATCTCCTTAATATTAAAGGATGCTAAGTAGCCTGCTACTACACCCATTCCTACAAGACCTAAGCCTACTAATAATGTTTTGTCATTACCGCTTTCTAAGCCACTGTCAATAACAGTCAAGCCTGCAGTAATGAGCGATCCGCCACCAAGTACACTGAAGACTCTTTTTGAAGAGACTTTGCCTTTGTGGTCTTTTACTACACTAGCTGTAGCTTTTGCTATACTAGGTAATGCTTCTGCGAATATTTTTTTCAACATAAATAGATATTTGTGTCTAACACAAAGATAGTAAAAATATTATTTAATTATTAGAAGTCGTTCTCGTGGATTAAGGTATAGGTGAAACTATTTCCCCAAATATCAGCAGCTTGTTTGAATATCTCCATTTCAATATCCCAAAGAGAACTAACCGGTTGTACTTGACACCCTGCAGACCACTTATCTACTTGTGTGCTGTTAGAGCCTGCTTTGTGATGGTTTATTCCAAACATACCGAAGTCATCAGCGCCGTCGAAATCTAATTCATGGTCTTCATCAATATCTCTATGAACCATACATGGTTTGTTTTGCTGTAATGCCGGATAGCCTTTGTGAGTACCTACCTTCCACATACCTCTGTGTTGACCCTCTTGTAATATGGCTGTCCCTTTAACATTCATTGGGTTTTTTCTCCAATAAACACCAGGGTCCGTAGTGATAGGGAATGTCATGTTGTTCCAATGACCTTTGTATTTCCAAAAGATAACCATCCAATCATTAAATGAATTAGACTCGTTGTCGTTTGTTCGTATGCCAACAATGTTTAAATTAAAGTTCTTAGAGTCGTCCTCAAAAACTATGTAGCCTTTTTTCTTTAAAACCTTGCGTATCTTGCTTACTAGCAGTTCCATTTTCTCAAAGATTTATTGATTCTAGAGTTAGGATCGTTAGCTGTCTTTGAACTTGTTAGTTTCTTTTTCATCCCCTTCATTCTAGCGCAGAAAGACTTGCGTCTACTAGCAGCCTTACTGCCTTTCTTGAGTTTAGAAGGTTTTGTGGTAACAGCAGTTTTTAGTTTAGAGCCAGGATTGGCTTTTCGGTAAGAGGCTACGCCTTTCTTATTTAGTCCACCTGAAGGGTTCTTACCTTCTTTTCGTTGCCATGCTGGAGTCTTTGCCATTACTTTCTTTTTACTGATTTAACTCTTCTAGGTTTGCCTGCTGGCTGCCCTAGTCTTTTCTTTTGCGCTATGCGACTTCTTTTTTCTGAGGAGGTAAGTTCGCCTGCCGTCTTAGGAGTTTTGCTGCTCACTCGCTTCTTAGGTCTGCAATATGGTGTTCCACGCTTTTCTCCTTTGCGTCTGCCACAAGGTTTGCCTGTACGAACATCAACCCAATCTTCCTTGAACCAACGCTTTAGTGCAGCACCTTTTGCAGTCTTCCTTACAGCCATTACATTCTAGTTTTACGTTTAGTCTTTCTCTTGCGACTTCCACTATTTCCCCAATTACTAGCCCCAACCTTTCGACACTTAGCAATAGCACCACTAGCATATGCAGAGGGGAATACTTTGTATCTAGCTTTTACTTTTTTATAACAGGCGTCTTTCGGCATTTTTCTTACGTTTTGATTTCTTTAGCTTTCTTTCTTTAAGCTTACGCTTTAGTCTGTCTAGCTTGTTCTCCATCTTCCGTAGGCTATGCATTTGGGAGTCCACAGATTTTTGGCATTTTTTTTTACTACACTCACTGTGTCTAATATAATCAAAGTATCTTTAGTTTCCATGTATTCTATTACTACAGTATCAACAGGCTCATCGCTTGGCTGAGGGCTGTCAGAACTGCAACTAGCTATTGCTAATAAAATCAATGATATGCTTATATATCTCATCGGTCTTTTGTTGTACGTTCTTTAATCTTTCCTCTAGCCTGATCACAGCTTCGCTGTTAGTCTCTAGAACCTCTACCTTCTTCTCCAACTCATCTAGCCTATAGCTAGTGGTATAATAGAACCCTACTAGGGTGCAAACAAACACCCCAATAGTTCCTAAGTATTGTACGTCAAGCTTAATCTGTTTCATTATAACTCTACGATAGCGACAGTATATCCTTGTGCCTCTAAAGCTTCTTTAACTTTCTCAGAAGCAAGTAAGATAGTTTGCGTTTCGCCTAATGCAATGTCAGCTTCTGCGTTATACAAAGGTTTCATCTCTGCAATTTGTAACACTTGACTACCTGCTGTAAATGCTGCTGCATTTTCGTAGTAGTACATTCCCATTTGCATATCTACACCATTAGCTGCTGCTGCTAGTTCGATTCTTGCGTATGCGCTATCTAACTCAATGCTTGTGCCTTGAATAGTTAACTTAGCTGTATCTGATTTTGAAATTTCTAATGCCATTTTATTATTTGTTTTTTATCCTAACGTAAAAGTTGTAACAGTTCCACTGTTGTTTTTATATTTTACTTTAAATGCACCTCCATCTTCAAAGAACGTACACTCATTATTATTTAAGTCTGCATCATCAGGTGCAGCACTTGGACATGACAAGAACAACTCTCCAGCACTCATATCTGCCCTTACTGTATTACCTATATTTAATTCATCATTGACAGTTGCAGAACTAGCATCTACTTGATACCCTATTATAATATTGTCTGTTCCTGAAGTGATATTATCGCCTGCTTGATATCCAATACCGATATTTCTATCTCCTGTAACTGCTCTTAAAGCATGATATCCTAAAGCCACACAACTATCAACTGTTGTGCCTAGTCTTATGGTTTCATATCCAACAGCAACATTACTTGCTCCATTGTTACTAATACCTGCACTTCTACCTATAAGTACATTGTTACTTGCAGTTGTTAGACCTAACCCGCCTGTATAGTATCCTAATAAAATATTGTCTGTTCCTGACGTTAAAGCTTGTCCTGACCTTAATCCAAATCTTATATTTGTGCCTGCATCATCTAATCTTGCAATGTAATTACCTGCGCTATTTTCAACAAAGAAGTTCGCTGTTGAAGATGTTGTTCCTTGACCTTTTACGTGTAAAGTAGCAGTAGGTGCTACGGGTGGTCTTGCGTGACTGCTTCCAGTTGCACCCAAGTTAATACCCAGTTTAGATTGATTAGATGTGCCAAAGTTACCACTTAATAAATAATGTGGGTTAGTATGACAATGACCAACAACAAACTGACCACTAGCAGTAGGGTCGGGTACTCCGACAAACCCACCTAAACAGATATTTTTGCTTCCACTTGTTATCTGACTGCCACCTGATGTGCTATATCCTACATACACATTTTGGTCACCACTTGTTGTATTTCTTAATGCTTGATTACCTATTCCTACATTTCCATAAGAGGTAACAAAATAACACGCTTGATTACCTAATCCTACATTAGAGCTTCCTGTTGAATTTTGTCGTAATGCACTATTACCGATAGATATATTACTGCCACCTGATGTTAACGTAAACTGAGACTGATATCCCATTGAAAAATTGTCATTTCCTGATGTGATACTATACAATGCATATGGGGATAAAGCTACGTTTCTGTTTCCTGAAAATGTTCCTGTAATTGGCGCACCATCGGGGGACGTTCCATTTTTAAAGAATGACCAATTTACACCACTACCTAAAATACTAACATCTGTTAAGTCATCTAATACAGAAGCGCCACCGCCTCCTGCTGCTGCCCATGCTGTAGAGCCATCAGTCTGTGCCGTTAATACATAATCGTTTGCAGCAGTAACTGCTGTTGGTAAAGTATAAGCATTGTTAACAGTTACAGAACCATTGTCTAATACTTTAAGTAAGTCATCACCTGCACTATCTTCAACAAGTAAAGCTACATCTGTTCCTGTTCCTTGTCCTTTAACGTGTAGGTTTGCTGTTGGTGCTGTCCATGTATTTCCAAGGTTTACCCCTAACTTAGTTTCTCCTGCTGTAGCAAAATCTCCGTGTAGTAATATTTGACCACTACGACCTAAAATTAAGCTACTTGCTTGAGTAGTAGCTACAGTCGCACCAATGGCTATTTGATAACTACCAGTATTTAATCCATCTGAATTATCACCTAGCATTATGTTATAACTACCAGTAGACAACCCATCTCCTGCACTAGCACCTAATGCTACATTTCGTGTACCTGTTGCTACTTGTAGAGATGAGTAACCAATTGCTGTATTATAATTTCCACCTGCACCAGTTTCAAATGTTTTGTAGCCTATACCAATGTTACCAGTACCAGTCTTTAACTCACCTGCTTGGAATCCAAAAAAGCAATTATAATCTCCAGTAGTTAGAGTTTTTCCTGCATCAATACCTACTGCTGTGTTATAATTTCCACCTGCAACAATACCTGCTAATGCATCTGCTCCTAAACCAAGGTTAGAGGTAGCAGGAGTAGTAGCATCACTTAAATCTCCTAAAGCACTTGCTCCACCACTCGCAGCAGCGAAACTTAAATTACCTGCGCCATCTGTTTGTATGATTTGATTGGCACTACCATCTGCTGCTGGGAATGTGTAATCGTTAATAGTTAGTGTGCCGTTAGGAATACTTACGTTGTCAGTTGAATCTATAGAAATGGCATCTGAAGTTGGACTAGCAGTAGGGACATCACTACGAGTGATTTTAAATGAATCGTCTGTGCCGTCTGTATAGATGGACCATCTTCGTGCATTGGCTTCGTTGAACTGTAAGATAGAATCGTCAGCCCCTGTAGAGTCGATGATGAATCTAGAGTGACCACCATTACTCTCAAATTTAGTATCTAAGTCCGAACCCGCACTTAAAACGTGTAATGCAAAACTTGGCGATGCTGTTCCAATACCTAAGCGGTTATTGGTGTCATCCCAAAAAAAGTTTGCGTTGTCTTGTGCTAACACACCTGCTGCGCCAGCAAATAATACTGATCCCGCAGTTGCACTTGTAATGGTATCGCCAATTGCAATACTTGCGCTTATAGAGGAACTAAGTTCTGCTCCCGTAATTTTTTTAGATGCATATGTGCCACCGCCAGTATCTTTGGAAATCTCAAATAAATCTGTTGCTGCGAATGTACTTCCTAATGATGCTAATTCTGATATCTTCTTACCTGCCATTGTTGTTTATTTTTAAGGGGCTTCTTCTGTCTCCCTATCGTCGATGCCTGTTTCTACTACTCTCTTTATGGTGCCATCCTCTAGCACACGGTCAAAAACCTCAGTCGCCGAAGCGCCGATGTTCTGAGTTGCTATTGCTATGGCTACACCTATAAAGTTCATACTACCAACAAGCTAATATGTTACTAGCTGTAGTTCCTGCCGCCACTACCTGCTTTACCAAAACAGGAAGAAATGTGCCAGCTACTACACCAACAAATGTTACATTGTCGCCACCTACTGTGACAACCTCTACGTTACCGGCCACGCCTACATATAGTATACAGCCGTTATTTCCAGAGCCATCTTGACTAGACACTGAAGGAATTGTAGCGGTAGTGGTACCCGGAGTTACTGCGGCAGCCCTACCTACCTGGAGTCTTTGATACGCCATTGTTTGTTCTTTTATTATTTGAATATGGGAAAAGGTCGTTTAGTTGCTTCTGTCTTTTGCCACAGCCACAGTCCTTCTTGAAAGTCTTCTTAACGAACTGTTGGAGGCCGGTGGCTTTAGTTACTTTTGCTATACTATCGCCTAATCCTTTACTTTTCATATAGACAAAGATAACTATTTTTTTTCTATTTTTGTTTGAGATGGAAGTACGCAGAATCAAGCGCAAACGCAAATACAAAATACACGATAGACAAGAGCCCGAATATGACTTTATGAAATATTGGAGGCTAGTGAGGACGTGGGCTAATAGCAACTATAACCTCAGCCAACAAGACATAGAACTGCTGTTCTTTCTGTATAGCGAGGGATTGTTTAGTCGTAAAGACTTTAAAGAGTTTTGTTACACACTCAGCTGGGATCGTAAACGATTTACGAGATTTATAAAAGAAGGATGGATAATAGAGTGGCGCAAAAGCACAGCACATCAGACTGCGCTGTTTGAACTGTCATTCAAAGCTAAGAGATTAGTGAACTCTATATATAAGAAGCTGCTCGGCGAAGAACCTATCTCAGACGATAGGCGCCGAAA